CCACCACCGCCAGTGGCACTCAATCCAAAGATGGAAGAGTTGCCGCCATTGCTGCCATTACCTCCACCGGGCGAAGCCCCTCCGCCTCCACCGCCAATTGATACGGAAAAAGAACCTGCGGATTGTGTTGTCGTGCCAGAAAGCACACCGCCAGCACCGCCGCCACCACCAGAACCGAAGTCGCCATTGATGCCAAATCCACCGCCACCACCACCGGCCACCACGAGGTAGTCGATCTCAAACACACCCGGCGTGCCGGGGTTGAGGATGGTCAGCGTTGAGCCGGACGTGAACGTGTGGACGCGGTAGGTCGCACCACCAGAGGTGTATGTCGTGATCGTGCCGCCCGTGGCCTCGACAAACGGGTTCACGCCACCAGCGATGACGCTGTGTACCCCAGCCATCAGGAGACCCCTTGCCCAGTGATCACAAATGTGTCTGCGGCCACACACAGGATGGACGCCAGCCCACGTGTGCCAATGGTTCGGTTAGCGTTTGCACCGGCAATCCAGTACATGGTTACGCCAGAGCCGCGCAGGATGGACAGGTTGCCTGCCGTGTTGTTGTAGATCACAACCACAGCACCAGCGGAGAAGATGGACGGTGGAACCGTGATGTTGCCCGTGGCCGAAACGTGGTCGCCAATGTCAGAGGCCTGCAGCGTGTACGCGCCGCCCGAGACGACTTGGGGCACGGTGCCGGTCCCGAGGTTGGTCCTTGCAGCGTCTGCGGTGCTTGCACCCGTGCCGCCATCGGCCACCGTGATGTCGGTGATGCCAGTGATGGTGCCGCCGTTAATCGTGGGGCTGGTTAGGGTCTTGTTGGTCAGGGTCTGCGTGCCGGTCAACGTGGCAATTACGCCACCAGAGACGGTGCCGGTTGCGTTCAGCGTCCCAGCGACGGCCAAGGTTTTGCCAGCTCCGACACTTAGGCCGACACTGGTGCCAGTGCCGTCGGCCTTGAAGATGCCGTCAATCGTGTCAAGGTCGGTGTTGATCTTGGTGCCCCATGTGTCGGCAGACGCGCCGACTTCTGGCTTGACCAGTGAGAGGTTGGTTGTGTTGCTATCTGCCATGGTGACCCTCAGTTAATTCTGCGCCAAGTCTCGGACGTGTCGGTAACGACGGTCCAAATCTCGGATGTGTCTGTGATCGGTGCCCAAGTCTCGGAGGCGTCTGCAATTGGCGTCCAGTCCTCAGAAGCAACCGCGATTGGAGACCAAGTCTCTGCCGTGTCCGGCTCCTCGTTCCACTTGATTCTCGCTGCAACAATGATACTTGAAACACCCCCTAGCGTGGCCGCCGTGGCCAGCACCTTCTGAGCCAAAGCCGCCAGCTCGGACTGGCTGGTAATCGTGGCGTTGGTGTTGTAAATGACCGTTGTCGTGCCAGTAATGCTGGACTCTGCCGCCAAAGCCGCTGCACCGATGGCGATGCGCCGCACCTCGGCGTTCAGGTCCGACTCGCCTACGATGGTCGCGCCACCCACACCGTACCGGATCGCGTAGACCTCAAGGCCCGACTCCGGGTTGATAGACGCCACGGCGATAGCGATGCGCGTGCCAGATGCTGAGAATGCGCTCTCAGCCGTGACCACGCCCTGCGTGTCTCGGATGTAGATGCCGTTGGCCGTCAGGTCGGACTCACCGACGATGGTGGCCCCACCGACGCCGTAGCGGATGGCGTAGACGCTCAGGCCGCTCTCGGAAGCAATGGTGGCCGCAGCAAACTGGATGCGCTGCGCGTTTGCGTCAAGGGCACTCTGCCCTGCAATCAGGACCGGGACGTCATAGATGGCGTTGCCGGTTGCCGAGAACGGCGACTGCGAGAACGTGGCGAAGCCGAACATGTCAGGCCTTCATGTGGCCAGCGACCCATGCCACAGCGGCACCGACGCTGGAGGCGATGGTCATGCCCATCCAGAAACCGCCACGGCCCTTGTTGGCCAAGGCGAGCAGTTCCTCGATCTGGCCTTCCATCTTGTCCAGCTTCTTGTCCATGGCCTCAAAGCGGCGCTCGTAGTCGTTCACGCGCTGCCACATGGCACCATATTTTACCGGGTCAATCTCTGGCGGTTGCATTGGTTACTCCGGTTGGTCAGCGGGAAGGGGTGTGTTGCCAGCCTGAAGCCACGCTAGGTAGTCTTGGTAGTCCGTGTTGGCAGGGTCGAATGGGATGAAGGCATTGTCGGACAGGCGTTTGATGCACTGTGCGGGTTGGCCGAATTGATCTGGTAGTTGTTGGTACATGATGTTTTCCCTTACAGTTCAATGGAGCCGATAACCCGCGCATTGATGTCTCCGCTGTGCGGATTACTTTGATAAAAACCCTTTGTTGTATCTTGGCTAAAATTGGCTACAGCTCCGCTTGTTCCCGACAGAGGTACTAGCGTTAAAGTTGGCGCTGCTCTTTTTTGAACAGCCCAATATCCGGGCTGATAATGCCCAACAACTGCCGTTAAAAGAATCATGCCCGTTGTCTCGTAGTACCGCTGACACAACGCCAACTCAGTCCCATACGGTCTGCGCTCAAACGGCGTGGCGACAGAGCCAGCTTCGAGTTGGACGCCTGTGATGTAGAAGGTGGCTCCGCTTGTGCCGACTACGCTGACAGAACCTGTCGGCTGGACGATGTTGCCTGCCGCCCAAGCTCCAGCAGTTCCGCTAAACGTAGCTCCAGCACCAAGACTGAAGCGGACGAAAATACCTCCACCGTTATCAGTCAACCAAGTTCCGGTTGTGTCGCCAGCGACCGTGATTGTTTTTTGTTCCCATGTGTTTGCGGCACTGACCGTGAACGTGAATGGGTAAGAGCGCGTTGCTCCACCGTTATAAAAACTCCCCCCAAAAGCGCCCGTTAGAGAACTACGCACCCAGAAAGAAAGCGTCACAGTCTGTGCGTTAGCGGTTCCCCACCCAAGATCGGCTACGTTGAATCCTTCGATGCCTTGCACAACGGCAAACGCATCGCTTGATATAACTGAATACGCTGACAGCGAGGTAGCCCCTAGGTAGTTTGTAAAACTGGCAGGGGGCGTGACAGCAGCTGCGTTTCTTTGGAGTGAATATTTGGACGCCGCAGTCAAAACAGCTTGCCAACGGTCAACCAAATATTGGCTGTTTGCGGGAGTCACACTCGCCCCAGCGTTCCTCTGGTCAACCCGCATGTCACCGTTGATGATGCGGTTGCGGAACCCCTGCAAGCTCTGTGCTGTCGGGGTCATGCCGTTAATCTGGGCGGTGTTTCCCCCAGCGGCGTTGGTGATGGTGTTGACGGCTAGGGTGCTCATGCTTGCTCCTCCAGTGTGCGGATTTCTAGACGCCACGCTTGGCGCTGGCTCACGATGTCTTCATCGGGCTTGTCGTAGTCAGGCAAGACCTTGTAGTCGCTGTCGTTCAGCAGCGCCTTGAGTTCAGCGATGCGGTCAGCGTTGGCCTTGGCTTGTGCCTTGGCGGGGTCAACTTTAATAAGACTCATGCTTCGTCTCCGGTAAACTCATTGGATTCACCTCCGATACCGTCAGTCAGGTCTGCTTCGTCAACCGTCCAAGCATCACGATCAGAACGATCCGATGGGATGTCAGCAGCGTCCACTAGCTTAAATTTACGGCCACTTGGTACGTCTTTAATTGCAATGGCTTGGATGCCGTGCTGCTCAAGGGCTTCTGGGCTTGGGATTAGAACAGCGACCACGCCGTTGTCTTGGTTGTAGATGATTCGGTTCATGGTGTGTCCTTAGCGGAAGATGGCGACAGAGACAGGGTCTCTATCATTTGCCCCAACTGTTCGTAACGATGTGCCAACCCTTACTGATGACGTAGTAAGAGCTATTGGGCTTACATAACCGTGGTCGCCAGAATTAAGCCAGCCTGCTGTTCCTGAAACACTGTAATTCGCATCAGGCATTGCAGTCGTAAAGTTAACCGTGTAATCACCAGTACCGTTATCCGTAATGCTCGACACGTTCCCACTCGCACGAATCGCCACAGTGCCAGTGCCGTTGAAGTTGACCCATGCGCGGCAAGCATACACAGGGGCAGAACCCGATGCGTTGAACTGGGTCAGCGTGGACTCAGCAGTTGCAAACGTTCCGGTGCTGTCAGGTAGCGTCAGCGTTCGGTCGGTGTTGCTGTTTGGGCTGGCCAGCGTAAACGTACCTGTGCCGTTGGCGTTGCCGGTTAATGCGATTTTGCTCATGCGAGTTGCTCCTCAGTTGGTCTGGGCAGTGTTGGGTGTTCCCACTTGGCAATGTAGTCGTCACGGCCATTGCTGTCGTTTTGCAAGCGGATGACGGTCACGAAGTCCATGTCCGTGAGGTCGGGGTAGAGCGCTTTGATTTTTTCGTAGAGTGTCATTACGCTGCCCTCACAAGTGCACCAGACATTGATACAAATAAACCCGTGCAGTTAATAGTACCCGTTGCGCTTGTTGAATATAAATACAGTTCAATATAGTCCGTACTTCCATTTAAGTAAATTAACGCACTACCTTGAACAGCAATATTAGACCCGCCAAATTGATAATACAGTGAGCCATTTTTGTAAATCGCGTTATACACAGTCCCGTTTACAAGCTGTCCATTTATGGTGTTTATTTGATAGTAACCAGCAACTGTTGGGGTAAACCTGTAATTGGTCGTGCTGTCAAAATTGTTGTTTGTATCAAATGTTTCTGTGTTTAAAGGCGCTTTTGTAAAAGTAGCAGCAGCAAGAGATGCATTGCCATTCACAGCAACTAAAAACGCAGGGCCAGTGCCAGCCACGCCAGAGGCCAAGTCCGCTTGGACAATTACACCGTTTTGAACTTGGCTTACGCCCGTATCACCATCAATAACTGTTGGCATCTCTTACCCCTTAAACCACAATGTACCGACTGCCAGATGGCACGGTAATACTGACACCACTGGCAATCGTCACCGGTCCGGCTGAGATGGCGTTGTTGCCTGCGTTAATCGTTGAGCTTTGAGTCACCGTAGCGGCGTTCTCGATGTAGCCCATGCCGCCCACCACAGACCGCTCTGCCGGGTAGGTCACGAACACATCTTTTGCGCCAGCGGCAAAGTTTACCAACGCGCCAGCGTTCGACGACTCAAGCACCGTGTCACGCGACAGGGTTGTGCCGCTGGAGGTGTACGTGCCAATGCCCACCTCAAAAGCTCCAGAGGCAGAATCAACAATCGCGTAGTAAGTCGTGTTCCCGTTGCCAATAACGGCAAACGACTGGAAACCAGAAGCCGCACCACCAAGGGTCAGCGTACCAGTGCCAGTCGTTGTAGAAGACTCCTTGACCCTATCTTTCAAAACCAAGGGCATGAGAGCCTCCTATTTAAGTCAACGTGATGTCCAAGTCACCAGCAGGGATGCGCAAGACGTCGCCGTCGTTGATGGTGCGGGAGGTCGTCAACTGCGCCCAGCCCAGCATGTTGCCGGAGGTCAGCGCATCAAAGATGGCGATGTGGGTGATCGTGCCCCAGTTGCCGCCACTTGCCGCAGCAAACTCAATGGCCGCGCTGTTGGTGCAGTTGGTGGGCGATGTGCCCGAGACGGTCATGGTGCCGGTGACCACGCGAGCGTAGCCGCTGCCAGAAACCTCGGTACCACCACCGGAGTCACTTGGAGCTGCGGTAAACAGGCCCACGTACCATGCGGTTGGACGGGTGGCAGAACTGCCAGTAAATAACCAAGTCAAAACAAGGTTTTCGGTGTAATCGGTAAAAGAAGACATCAGCGTGCTCCAAATGGTTTGACTCGCGCCCGGATCAGACCGCTTGCGCTTGCGTTTTGGTCTGCGAATTTGATTGATTCAATGGCCGTATTGTAAAGAGTTCCCCACACCGCAACACGCTCGTCGTCCTTCAAATACGGCGCGGCCTGCATCAATGAACCGTACAGGTACGCGTCCGGCGACGACGCCAGCAGCCAGTTGGTGGTCACGCTGTCCGACAGCTTGGGCAGCTTGGCGATGTACATCAGCTCTGCCGTGTAGGTCGCGTCAGGCGTGGGTGATACGCGAATCTGACCACCAATGATGGTGAAGTATTTGGGCATGCCCGGTGCGTTGGAGTACAACTGGTCACGGTCGTCCATCTGCTCAGGCGTCAAGAACTCAATGGGCTGGATGGGATTGGAGCTGGTAATCTTGAAGGTCTTGGCCTCCAAGAAGTCGGCAGGCACCGCGCTGTACTGGGTATCAACCGATGCCGTGGCCCGTGCAACCATCTGACGCACGCGCAGTGGCCGCTCCATCTGGGACTCTGCAAGCTCAATAAACGTCGGGATCACCGCCGTCAAGTCTGTTCGGTTCAGAAAGTCAGCGATGTTGGTCTTGAGCTGTGCGTAGTTCATTTCATTCCCTGCCAATCAGTGTGTGCTCGTGCTTGTACTCAAACGTGCCAATGTGGTGGACCTCTTTGGACAGGTCTTGGTCAATCATCGTCTTGAAGCCGTTCTCGGAAGCGCGGCGGCAAAACCAAACGTCCTCGCCGATGTAGTCCTCTGCGGCTGGCACCCACGGGATGGCAAACCAAGGGAACTCCATCTTCTTGTAGACCTCTGCCTTCACGAGCATCACACCCATGCCGCAGTAGTCCACCTCGACCAAGCCGGTTGAGTCCTGCTCAGTATAGACTCGATTGATCTTTTGGGCATCCTCGCCGGGCACATTTTTCTTCACCGCAATCGGCTCAGTCGGGAACCGACGCTTGGCGTAGTTGGCGCAGACGATTGGCTCGTCACGGTCCAGCAAACGGATAAGCGCGTCCTTGGGAAACCTCATGTCACTGTCGAGCCACAGGGTGTGGGTGCAGCCAGCCTCAATCGCATCTCGCGCCAAGTCTTGGCGCTGAGAGGAGAGCAGGGTGCCCGAGCTGGTGTAGATCACCACGCGGTTCTCTGTGGTGCCGATGGTGTAGCCCACCAAACGAGCCAAGTCAAAGGCAAAGCCCGAGTTGACGAAGTCGCGGGTGGGTACGAGGATTCCAATGATGTTTGACATTAAACGCGTCCGGGTCGAGTTCTAAAAAATCTGTTTTCTGGGTCGTTGAGCCAAGCCTTCAATCGTGCTTGATCATCAATGATGCCTTTTGCTTTTAAGTCATAGAAGATGGTCATCGGGATGGATGCAACCTTGTGCATGTCACCCTTCCAATTCGACCGCTCGTCAAACTGGTTGAACTGAGCCTTGTTGTCTTCCACAACATCCGTCGCGTCAACAATGGTTTCAATGACAGCCTTGTCGGTGTCGCCATCGTAGTGCCACATTTTCTTGACCCCGGTGGTTGGGTCAAAGTCAAAAACTTTTGAGTGCATATAAAAAAATGGGGGGTGATTAGCCCCCCATTGATTCCATTACTGGATGATGCTGTTCAAGTCGTAAACAGCGCCGTGGGCCTTCTCGTTCATGACCTTCAAGCCCCACTCAACCAAGAGCATGCGCTTCTCGGCGTCGCCGGTCTTTGCCAATTCCACGGTCTGGAATGGGCGCAGGTAGGTGACCGATGCGTACTCAGGATCAAGCACAAACACGTCACGCTCACGTTGGAACCTATTGGCAACAATTGAGACATTCCCGAAGTCGCTCACATAAATTTCAGCCGCCGCGATAATGGTCGAGGGCTTTGCGCCTTGCGCGTTGAAACGCTGTGCGGCGATACCAGTCATCTTGGACAGGTTCTGCTTGTTGATAGGACCAGCCATGACCATGGAGGGCTTACCACCCTGAGTCCACACCTTCTGGATCACGTCCTTCAGCAACACTTCGCTGAACGAGCGCAAGTCACCAGCGGTCGCATCGGTACGAGCCGCATCAGGGATGGAGGTGTACGAAGGATCGCCACCGCCAGTGCCTTCGTTGGTGTTGGTCTTCAAGAAGGCCTGCAGAGCACCAGTCTTACGGGCAGCGGAAGTGCTACCGGCAGCGGCGGCTTGGTTGGCCAGCATGGTAGTTTCCATATCGCGCTTAAGTTCAGCGGATTTTTTCGCCATTTGGAAACTGATCTCGCTGCGGCGACCTGCTTTATCAACGGATTCAAGTGTTCCGCTGATAACCACATCTTTGCGGCTGATCTGGGTGTAATTGCCAATACGCACCGTCGGAGTGGCTGCAGTGAACGAGGTAATGTCGTCGCCTTCGATCTGCGCGTTTGTTGACACCGCCGCGGCGAGGTCGTCCGTTTGATATTCAAAGAAAGTGTTCTTGACATTCTCTTTGCCGATGTTCGACATGAACGGGGTCTCTTCAGGGCTGATCTGATAGATCACATTGGAGAGGTCTTCCCGCACGCCTTTGGCGTCGAAGCGGGTATAGGTATTGGTGATTGCTGCCATGATGGCTCCTTAACAAGTTACAAGAATTTTTCAAAGAGGCTCGCCGCATCGCGGACGCTCCCCGTTGCCTTGAGACGCTGTTGAGCTTGCTTAACTACACTCGACTGTGGTTTACCAGACGCTGCCACACCGGGCTTGGCGACTTTACCGACCGACTGCTGCGGCTTGATGCTCTGGCGCTTACTCATCAACGAGTCGTAGGTCGCCAGCTTGCGCAGCGCCAACAACATGCGGTGATCAGTGATGCTGTTCATCTCCTGCTCAGTCAATCCGATGGCCTTGCCTGCGTTGACCCATTCGGACTTGGCTTTCGCCGCGACCTTGGGGTCTTTTAGCTCAGGGGCCGCAGACAGCAGCAAGTCCTTCTCCTGCAGGAGTCGTTCTTGCATCGCCTTGTGCGATTCCCTCTGATGCTCCTGTTGCAAACGCTGCTGCTCTGACTGGATAGCCATCATCTTTTCAGCGTTCACTCGCTGCATCTCGCGCTGTCTCACCCATTCGATGGGGTCTTCGTTATAAAGACGGTCCATATCGACATTGGGCTGCTGCGCGTCTTGCAGTTGGGCTTGCAGGGCCGTCAACAATTGAGAATACTGTGCTCGCTCGGTACGCACCGACTCCAGTTCTGCCTGAGCTGCTTTGCGCTCTTGGGCAAGAGCCTGTGTCTTGCGCGTGTAGTCCTCTGTGCGGCTGTAGCCCTTTTGCAGCTCTTCCAGCGTCACCTCAACTTCTTTGCCGTCAACTTTAACGGTGAACTTTGATGGCTGTTCCTGCTGCTCGGTTTCTTCATCCCCTTCGGACTCTTCGCCTTCGGCTTCCTCGTCTGACGCGTTCTCCTCTTCAGACTCGTCTGCCTCGACGGATTCGGAGGATTGCTCCTCCTCCAGCGCCTCTTCTTGCTCTTGCTGTTCTCCCTCTTCCGAGGGCAGCATCGCTTCAAAGGCTGATGCAGCTTGCGCTGCGGTCATGGACTGCGAACTGGTTTGACCCGTGGTGTCGCTCATGTCTTTGATTCCTATGTTACTTCAAACTCATCCCCGTTGCACCTGCCGCTGCGCATACGTTGCGCGGTCGATGTAGGTCTGCAACTGGGTCTTGATGTCTTCAATTGCGGTGATGGCCATGTAGGCCTTCTCGCGCTTTTCGACTTCATCAACTTTACTATCTTTCCACTCGTTTGTGTAACGGTCTTGCAGTTCCTTTAACGCTTCGTTGAGCGTCGAGCCGGGACTCATCAGCTCCTCGGCTTCGCGTCCCAGCTCCAGCGTGTCGTGCAGGTTGGCCATCAGACCACACCCTGATTCATTGTCTGCATGGCCATGCGGTCACGCTCGACTTGCACGTTGAGCTGCTGCTCGTTGATCACCGCGCCGTACTTCAGCTCCAGCTCGCGCAGCTTGATGAACTTGTCGATGTCCATCTTGTCGCGCTCACGGTCGTCGGCCATCTGCATCTTCTGCTGTTCAAGCTGCAGCTCGGCGGCTTTCTTCTGGATGTCGGCCTGAATCGACTGCACTTGCACCTGTGCCAGCATCTCTTCTGGCGATGGCTTTGCAGCCTCTTGCGATTGTGGTGGCTGGTAGTCTGCGGGGATTGCGTTGAAGAACTGGCTGGCGTCCTTGAACCCGGCAAGCTCGACCATCTTGCGCAGCGTGTTGGCGTACTGCGCAGGCGACACCAGTGGGTTCATTGGACCCATCTGCATCAGTGCCTGCTCTTGCTTGCCAGAGATCATGGCCAGCATCTGCATCTTCTGGTCGGTGTCTCCGGTGCCCATGCCCACGTTGATGGCCACGTCCATGGTGGCGTCCCACGAGCGTGGGTCAACCTGCACCCAGTCGTTGCGCAGACGGACCATGCGGGGCTTGTCTTGGTGCTTCACCGACAACTGCAGGATCAGCTTGAACAGCTTCTTCATGCCCTCGGCCAGCAGGCGCGTGGTCAGCTCAATACGCATCTGGCTGGCGCTCACCGTGGCGCTCACAGCGGCCTTGGTGCTGGACTGCAAGGCGTCGGCGTTCAGGCCCATCGACGCACGGCTCATGCCGGTGCGCTCCTCCTTGATGCTGTCCATGTACTCCAGCATCGGGAACGCGGCCTGTCCGACAAACGGCTGGGCCAGTGGCATCACCATGCCGGGTGCTCGCATGCGGATGATGGCACCCGTCTCGTTGTTGAGCACGTCGTCCATGTTGACTTGGCCCTCGACCACCGCAGTGCGCGGGTGGATCGATTGCGCCAAGCTGTCCAAGGTGTTGCGCAGGATGTCGCTCTTAATCTCCTGCAAGTCCTTGGTGAAGTCAAAGACGCTGTTGGCCTCAAGCGGCGACGTGTGCGGCTCGGGGTCGCACGGGAAGTCGGCAAAGCCAATCAGGTCGGCTGGCTCGTTGTTCACGATGGTGTAGCCCTCGCCCAAGCAGCACACCTTGCGCAGCTCAGGGATGCCGTCGCCGTCGTAGTCCACACGCATGTAGCCCTCGACGTACAGCGCACGCTGCATGGCCGGGTTGTGCGACTCGTTAATCGACCCCATGGTGGTGGTCGTTGGACGGCGGCGCAGGTACTCGTCGTTGTACTCAAAGTCCGTCGTGGAGATGTTCTCCATGATCAGGTCTTCGTCGTAGCCCATTTCCAGCAGCTCGGCCACGGTCGCCATCTTGCGGTGGCCGACAAAGGCAGCGGAGTCCAAGTCGCGTGCGTTGCGGTCGATCAGGAACTCTTCCGGTGGCACGCCCTCGATGTAAATCTTGCCCTCCTCAATCGTGCGCTTGACCTCGACGTCAAACAACTGAGGGACCGGCATCAACATCGGTTGGCCGGTCATGGGGTCCATGGTCAACTGAGGCTCGGCCACATCGGGGTCGTCGTACTGGGTGATCACGGTCACCACGGCACCCGGCTCCTGCTGGATCAGCATCACGGTGCCCTCGTCTAGCCCGGTGTACTTCTCGGTGCGAACGGTGGTGTTCTTGGCCCACCAAGCCTTCACGATGCCGCACTTTCGGACCAAGCTGTCCTTGAAGGTGCCGTACATCACCATGAAGCCGGGGTTGTCTTGGTTCAGGACGTAGTTGGCGTAGTCGCTCGCCTGCTCCGACGACTTGACGTCTTCGGGGCCACGAGGCATGAACTCGACCACGCGCTCAGAGCTGAAGAACACCCGCATGATGCTGGGCAGCATGGCGTTGACCGTGTCGCGCACCTCGGTGGCCACCACGCGGCTGTTGCCCTCCTCCTCGTTGCCGAACGGGTCGCCGCGGTAGTAGGCCGTGGCCTGAGCGCGGGACGGACTGAGGTCGGTGTCGATGTAGGTGACGGCGTCCTCAATCTCGGCAGAGACCACCGATTGGAAGTCGTGCTCGTTCATGAACAGGGCAGACGACTCGCCGGTCTCGTCCTCCTCCAGCTCGGTCACCTCGCGCTGGGCGTCCTCGGCCAGCTTCATGCCGTCGTCTTGGTAGTTCTCGTCCGTGTCGTACTTTTTCATGTTCTCACCACTTTACGTTGTTGGCCATCACTTGGCTTTTGCCTTGGCCATGCACTTGCCAGCGGCCTTGCACTTGCCCGGTGTTGGGCAACCGGCGCAGGGCTTGAACGACTTGATTGGGATCATCTTTTTGGTGGCCATGTTCATTTGCCTTTCTTGGCGGTTTTTGCCGAGGCCTTGAAGGCCGCAGCGGTTGGGGCACCCTTGGTGCCGGGTTTGCGCATCTTCTCCTTGGAGCCTTCTTTGATGCGCTCGCGCTTTGCCGCAATGTTTGCGTACAGACCCTTCATTTTTTGCCTTTCTTGGCCTTGGCCTTTTCAGCTACAGACAGGGCAATGGCCACCGCTTGCTTCTGCGGCTTGCCAGCCTTGACCTCTTTCTTGATGTTGGAAGAGACCGTTTTTTGAGAATAGCCCTGTTTGAGTGGCATAAGTTCACCTCGCTTGCGCGTGATTTTCGCACCTTTACGCCAGCCGTGGCACATTCCTTCGCAGGGGCTTGGCCCAGTTCTTGGAGCCACCAGTGGAGCCGTACATGCCCGTGGCCGCGTCACCGGCAAACGTCAGGATCAAAGAATCGGCGCAGTCGGGTGATTTCAGGCCGCGCTTCTTGATGTCCTCCTTGGACTCCACACGGGTCTTGCCCGTGCTGGAAAACGTGTACCGCACGGTGGCCAGCTCTGCCGTCAGTCGGCTGTCGTCGGGGATGCGGCAATCCCTTTTCTCAAACCACGCCTTGCACTTGTACCAAAGCTCGGCCTTCAGGTTGGCGTAGGTCTGGTTGGGTGAAAAGCTGGGGCTTTCGCTCACGTTGATGCCCACCGCAGGCAGGCCCAGCTCCTTCAGGCGGTCCACCACTCCGGCGCCCAGACCGATGCTGTCCACCATGATGGACTCGGGCTTCTCCTGCTCCTGCTGCGCCTCGTACTCGGCCACCACCGCGCCGGTCAGTTGCATCAGGTCCAAGTTGCGCCACACCCGGCTGGCCTCGGTCACCGTGTTGCCCCGTCGCTTGGTCAGGCTGGAGCTGTCCGAGCCAAACCGTGCCACGTCCAGCCCCCAGATCATGGGCGCGTACTTGGTCGGGGCCACGTCCCGGTTCTTTGCCGCCTCAATCAGCTCCATGGAGATGATGGTGTCGTCGTCGGACCGTGGAAACTCACCCAGCACGCGGATGCGGTACGCGTTGCTCTCCTCGCCGTACCGGCTCTTCATCTCCTCGACGTACTCAGTAGAAACCCTTGGTGAGTCCACGCACGACACCCGGAACGTCACCCAGTCGCTGGACAGTCTGTTGTGCGTGTCGTAGAAGAACCCGCTGGAGCGCGTCGGGTTGCCTAGCAGCAACGTCACCGCGTTGTGGCCGGACATCGACCCGGCAGCAGCCTCAAACACCTGCTCGGGCACGCCGGACGCCTCGTCGGCCACCAGCATCACGTTGTCCGAGTGGATACCCTGCAAGGCTTCTGGCTGCTCCGCACGCGACGTCCGTGCTGAGATGAACATCTCGTCCGGTGCGGCGTTGAACACAATGCGGTCCTGCTTGACCGTCACCAAGTCCTGCAGCGGTTGCGGCATCTGCAGCACCCACCGCTTCAGCTCCGCGAACATGGCGTCAAACAGTTGCGAGCTGGTCGGTGCGGTCACCACCACCTTGACCGGCGAGCGGGTCATGAAGTACCAGAGCATCGCCCACGCACTGGCCGTGGACTTGCCCACGCCGTGGCCGGACCTGACACTCACGCGCCGGCTGCCCTTGGCGATGGCCTGCAAGAACTTGATCTGCCACTTGTCCGGGGTCACACCCAGCACCTCGTCAACGAAGGCCACCGGGTTGTTCTGGTACCTCTCAACCCACTCCTCAAAGACGTTGCGTTTACTCTGTGTCATAGAAGTGCGGCTCCAAGTTGGTTCAGTTGCTCAGTACGACGATTTGTCAGCGTGGCTCGGTGGAGCGCCTCCAATACGGCTGGGTCCACCCTCTTGAACGGCCAGAATGCACTTGGCGTAGATGTGCTCAAGGGTGTGCCTGAGACGCAGGGCTTCTTCAATGGCCGCGTCCCGCTGGTTTCTGATTTGTTTGTTTTCATGTTGCAGGTCTGCGACCAGCAGGTCGAGTTCTCGTTCGTTCATCTTGTTCTCCATATTCAATGATGTTGGTCAACCGGGTGATCCGCTCTTGGTGATATTGCGCCATGGACCGAGCGTACTCCTCGGCGCTGTGCGCCTTGAGCAGCTCGCGCCGTGCCTGCTCCAGCTCCTCTTTCACCATCTCCTCAGACGTCGGTGGCTGGAAGATGTGGATGAAGTCCGCAAAGATAGTCTTGATCATGGTGCTGGGCAGTCCTTCGGAATCTCGGCCACGCAATACACCGCGACGCTCGGGACCGCCCTTCCAGACACCCCATCGGTGTTGGGCGTGTAGCCGCTCACGTACACGTCCACCATGCTCTTGAGTACCGCACGCACCCGAGACGGTCCAAGGCTCAGTGCCGACGCGATCTGCGTCACGGTCTGCCCTTGGTGCTCTCGTAGGTGGTTTCGGATCACCTCGTCCGTGTGAATCGCCATTACTTGGCCTCCTCTTGTTGTTGTGGCATTAGGTCTTGGTCAAAGTACTGGCCCAGCATAAACGCCCCCAGTACCAGCAGAAAAACGGCGATGGTCTTCATACCGACGTCCAGAGCAGTGTGAACATAAACACCAAGCCGACCAGCGATGCAGCGAACAAGATGTAGATGATGATGCCGTGCAGCTTGTCCCAATCAATCATGGTTCTTCTCCTTGAGTTTTTTCTCGGCCCACCAGACAGCGGACTCAAACGCTTGCTTGTCCACCCA